CATCACGAGCTGCTCTACCAAATAAGACTATAGAGAATAGACCCTCTAAAGTTAATGCATTATCAATCATCTTACCAATTGTTTTTGCTTTTACTTTACGTCTACCATTCATATCTGTAGATTCTTCCGCATGTGTTAAGAAGAACATATAGAGATCATCTCTTAAGTCTTTAGGCATTTTTGCTACCTGCGCTAAGCTGGCTGCTATCTGAGTAAATTTATCATAACCTTTCTCATTAGCCCTGTCAAAGTATTCAAATGAACTCATGAATTGCCAATCATCAACCACGATGTTGGTAATATGAGGCATTTTATCATTGACATGTTGTATTGCTTTCATTATACCTACTGCAGTAGATGAAGCCGTCATGTTTCCTTTAGGATTATCCTTGGAAATCATAGTGTAATGCTTCTTCCACCCCTTAAAAGGTAATGGTTTGTTAGCAATGTTAATTATGAAAGTCTCTTTAGGATCTAAGTTACGTATAGACGTACTCTTTCCTCCGCCGGACTCTGCTATTACTAAAACTGAATGTGCCATTTATTTATGGGTTGAAATTATACGGTTTAACCATTTTTTATCGCTGATAGGTTGTTTAAACCAGAGCGCGGCTATATCTTTTAGAGTTACATTACTTAATGTACAATCTTCATCTGGATTCATAAGACCAAAGTCTTTTACTTCAGTGATCTTAGGTGCATTACGTGTAGTTATATCATTTATAACTTTAAGTTCTGCAATTGGAATCATATGGCGTTTATGGCCACCTGAACTAGTATGAATTTCATACTCTTCTTGCCAATGAGGATTGTAAATTATCTTATATAGAGTACGTTTGTCGTCCTCTGACTCATATTCTTTACTGATAAATTCAGTATACATATCATTCGTATGATCTAATTCACTGGGGAATAAAGCTATGAATTTTTCATCTTTATCACCTGGACGATAGGCCATTTTTGGGATGTATATAGGATCTACTATATCATTGAGTCTGAAGTACTCAGCATGCTCCTTATAGAGTTCCTTTATTTTTGCTTTTCTTTCTGATGGTGTCATCTTATTCTGTTTTCATATATTATAATTAAATTATTATCTCCTCTGTTGTTGAGGCGGTGTATCCATTTCAAGTATCTCCATTCTTTCAAAAGCTGCTTTAAAGAAGCTCATACGAGCGTCTCCATTACGAGCCTTAAGAAAATGTAATACTAACGTTTTGTCATCATCTATTATATACCTGTCTGGTCCATAGTATTTGATTTTCTGTTTAGCGGGCCGGTTAAGACCTATAAGCGTGTCAGCATGTTGTAACATAGCATCTGAACCAAAGATATCTGATTCCAATACATAGTTACCATATGACCCTTCTTTTGCTCTCTCAGGGTTATCAATATTTCTATTGAGTTGAGAAAGAGCAATAAACATAACAGGATATTCCCGCTTAACTTGAGTAAAAAATTCTCCTAGTTCAAAGAGCATGTCTAATCTATTATTTTGATAAGGTGCTCTCTTAACTAGTATAGTATGGTCCAAAGTAATAATAGTTTTTTTACCCTGGTGTTCATTCATATACATATCAAGTTGTTCTCTCATCTGATTAACAGTAAGAGGTGTTGACACAACATCAACAGGGTTTTTAATTCTACCCTTTGCATATGAATGACATTGATTAAACGTTTCTGTATCTAGAGTGCACCCAGCACTGCATAATTCTTTATACGTTTTACCTGTAAGGGAGGAGAATTCTCTGATTGCAGAGGTTCTACCAACCATTTCAAATTGGAACTCTAATACACGGAAATCTTCATGAGGATTTCTAACAAAAGATTCCCTAATAATTTGATCTTTAATAAGAGTTTTACCTGAACCTGGTCTCCCTCCTATTACAGTTAGTGTATTCCATTCCAACCCATCTGTGACAGCATCATTAAACTTAGGCCAAGGAGTCTGTATAGACTTTTCTTTTCCCGTTTGTCTGTCCAACATGTATTTAAGGGCTTCATTAAAGGAACTATATTGTCCCGCCCATGCTTGTTCGTTTGACATTATACAACTTTTTCTTGAAAGTGTCTAATATCATCATCTGTGCCCTCACGAATGATATCACAGTAGTCAGCTAATTCAGAAACCTTCTCTTTATTAGGAAGAGTTTTTACTATGAAGTACTGACTATTCTTCATGTACATATAACCCGTGTCCTCATAACTATTTAAATATCTACGAGTAGCAGCGTGAATTTCTACCCATGTATAATCAAAGTTGTCAAAGAACCAACGAAAGCCGTCTGTTAAAGTCTTAACGTTTTGACGCGCCGGTTTACCTGAAGGCAACTTTTGTCTAGGAAATAGTTCTCTGTATTTGTCAATATTAGCAGCGAATTCTTTACCCATTAAATCTATACTAGTTCTTTTTTTAGCTTTCTTGAAGTAGTTGTCATACTTCCTCATTTTAATCTTACCTAAACTAGTAATTTTATAGTGATCACCTTCTTTAATCATATACTTCTCTATTATTAACCCTCGAAGTTCAGAGTGCGCATCAATTTGCGGTATCCCTAAGCTTTGATCAAAGGCATATAATAACATGAGTTGATTAGGTGTTATCTTGTCTTTTAGAATGTTCTGAAAAATTTCCCACATTGTCTTTATAGTGATTCATTAGAAGGTTATATATAGTAGTAGTCATGGCGTCATTGATACTTAGATGATTAGTCACTGCTTTTACACTGTGTATAACAGTAGCGTGATTCCTTTCTAAGACTCTTCCTATGGCTGTTTTAGAATAACCATAATGCCAAGCAATATAAGAGAAACAATGAACCCATTGAACTACATCTTGTCTTCTGGTCCTATCTTTAAGACTAGTTACATATTGTAATGAGGGATCATAGATACACATAGCACTATAAGCTTCATCAATTAAAACTTCAAGAGAAGCCAACTTTATTTTCTTTTTAGTTGCAAGGCCGCCAAGTACAACATGTACATTGACACCATATTTTCTTTTTACTTTGTTTATAAAATGACTTATGTCTGAGTCTATGGTTTTGTGTTTTGAATCGTCTATCATAGGGGTTTATTGGGTTAGTAAAGATACAAATTTTTAGTCATACAATAGTGTAATAATCATGTTATTATCCTATATTTACAGTATGATAGTAGATACACCATTTGATAAGATGTTCGCAAGTTTAGAGACTTGGCCTGAAGATCTAATAGTAGTGATACCTGATGATGCTAATGTAGCACTTACGGTATCAGGAGAATTTATAAGATCCTTAAGAATAACTATGGAATACATGTTCTCTAGTTTATCAGAGGCAGAGTTGCTAACTTTTTTCTCTAAAGCAGAGAAAGCATTTGAGGGTGTACCTCAAGCTGAAATTACTGATAGAGATAAAGCATTATGGTCAATATATGTATTGATGTTAACTATAGCTGAATCAGCACGAGCACAAGATCTCGTTAAGGCATTTAATAAGCATACATATACAGGAGCACCTGATGATAAGCCTCTTACGGATGAAGAGTTAAAGCAAAGGACGAAGACTCCTACCGAAGATTAGATCCAGCGAAGTCTCCATACTTTAATATAACCTGTATAACACTATTGAGCTCATCAGAGTCACAATCTGCAAAAGATTTAATCTCATTATCTATACGTAGGCCAGCTTTATCTTTTATAAAGAGCTTAAGAGTATCAAAGTCATCTCCTGTATCATTTGCAAGTTGTCTAATCATGGCATGAATCTTAGCAAGTTGTGCTTTGCTTCCTTGGTTGCCTGAGACATCCAGGAAGATCTCTACTTTAGAACCTTCCTCTATTGAGGATAAGAATTCTTTATAGAGTTCTCCTTTGGAGTCTAAGACATGTTCAAGCTTACCGTCTCTCTTAATTAGAGTAGCAGTAAAGATTTTCTTCATAAGGTTCTAGTTATATATGAGTAGGCTTGCTCGTCACCTGGATCCGAGATGATGATAGTGACTTCATCTTCTATTTCACCATCAATCATTATAGTTCAAATTCTATAATGATTTTATCATTTTTAAGATTAAACTCTAAGTTGTCTGATTTATTCATTAAATGAATCATCAACTCTTTCATAGATGT